CAGGTACGCAAACACAAGGCGGGTGGATTAAAACTGCATGTGCGGCTCATAGAGCGGAAGATGCATGAATTCACATTCTTCAACCGGTGTAACAGGCTTCATTGAAATCTTTGAAGGTCGCTTGAATAAAATGAAGTTACACCTTAAAGCAGAATTGAGTAAAGTTAAACATGAACGGGATAAAAAAACTATTAAACGAATTGTTGCTGATGCTAGGAAACTAAACAAAACGCTAAAAGAAATGCGCCAGGTTGCAACAAAACTTTGCCCACATTGTGGAGAAAAAATATAATTTAATTGTTGCTAAAAAACAACAATGACATTTGACAAAAAAAGTAATTGATGTTATAATTCATATATGAATACAAAAACCGTTAGAAAATTAGCAAGCATTCGGCGAATTGATGCAGTGCGTCCTATTCCGGATGCTGATGCTATTGAATGTGCAACCATCGGTGGATGGACCTGCGTAGTTAAAAAAGGTGAATTCAAAGAAGGCGACCTTGCGGTTTACTGCGAAATAGATTCTTGGATTCCTCATGAGATAGCACCGTTTCTATCAAAAGGAAACTTTCCTCGTGTTTACAATGAAGTCAAAGGCGAACGGCTGCGTACAATCAAATTGCGTGGGCAATTGAGCCAAGGGCTGTTACTGCCGTTATCTACATTGACTATGGTAGAATCGGAATTGTCTGAAGGGCTTGATGTATCATTTCCGCTGGGCATTGTCAAATACGAGGCACCAATTCCTGCACAACTGGCTGGAGAAATTAAAGGCTTGTTCCCAAGTTGGATTCAAAAGACTGACCAAGAACGAGTACAAAACTTAAAAGAAGAATTTGATTACTGGCTCGGAGAACAACACCGATGGGAAGTTACTGAAAAGCTGGATGGCTCTTCAATGACCGTATACCTGCGTGACGGAGATTTTGGTGTGTGTAGCCGTAATCTTGACCTCAAGCCAAGTGAAACAAACAGCCTGTGGAATGTTGCGGTACGGAATGAGTTTGAAATAAAACTCCGAGCAGTCAATCGTAATCTTGCACTACAAGGTGAATTGATTGGAGAAGGCATTCAAGGCAATCCTTACAAGATAAAAGGACAAGATTTTTTCTTGTTTGATATATATGATATTGATGCTAGTAAATATTTTACTCCAACTGAACGGTTAGCATTTGTTGAGGAGCACAATATCAAACATGTACCGGTGATGGCATCTGGTGCTGAATTGTATGGTACATTAGGCATCAATAGCATTGAAGAAACTCTGAAATTTGCGGAAGGTAAATCAGTTATAGGAATGATTGGTCATGCATGGGATGCTGGCGCTGAACGTGAAGGTCTTGTGTTTAAAAGCACGACTATGCAATGTTCATTCAAAGCAATTTCAAATAAATTTTTGTTAAAAAGTCATTAATAAAGGAACGATAATGAAAATTAAATTAGCTAACGGAGTCACTGGAAATATCATACGATCTGGAAATGGAATGATGTTTCGGGTGTATGATGAAAATCAACAATTCACAGATTATGATTTGAACCACAGTGATTTGTGTGTAACAATTCGTGATGAAGATTCAGCATTTTATTCTGACCCGCAGAGTGATAGTTTAGACCATAGCCCAGAAACTTTAGGAATTAAATAATGCTTTTTGCATGTGGTTTAATTGCTGGTTTCATCTTATGTTTTTTAGTGTGGGTAATATGGAACTATCCCAAGGAATAAAATTTAGAATGTTCAGTTGGGTACCTGATGGCACATATGACCATGCTGCACACCTTGTCAGATATTGCATAGTGGACGGTAATCCTGTAATCACTATCGCCAAGCTATGGGTAGACCAAGGTGGACCTCAGGACATAGACCAATACTACAATCAGCCGTGGAATACATTTCCTGATTTTCCGCCTAAACCAAAGAAAAATTAATTTGTGATGTTGTATGAAAACAACACGAATAAAAATATCTCTTGACTTTTTTGTGGTTTTTGCTATAATAGAGTCTTAATTACTTCACATTGGAAAAAACATGGGCACACGTTGTCTTACATTTGTTTATAATGATAATAAACAACCTATCTTAAACCTGTACCGCCAGTATGATGGATATCCTGAAGGGCATGGACAAGAGCTTGGAGAATTTCTGAATGGTTTAGAAATTACAAATGGTATTTCTAAAGAAACTAAGGAAAAAAGAACTGCAAATGGCATGGGTTGTTTAGCCGCTCAGTTGGTTGCACATTTTAAGAATTCTGTTGGCGGTTTTTACATTCATTCTACCGAAAGTAAGGATTGTGGTCAAGAGTATGAGTATCATGTATCCGATAATTCCATCACTGTAATAAAAAATTGCGATGATAAAATTATTTACCAAGGAAATTGGAAGAATTTCAGTAAAATGGATTTTAGTTCAGTACATTAAACAAGAAAATTATTATGATTGAGATTACTATTCCAGGTTTGACTGAATCCCAGTGCGTTATTGCAAATATTTTGTGGGAATTTGAAGATGGCAAGGACGCTGATGCATTTATTCGGAATTTACCGACTAAAGCGAGGCGGCAAGAGGCTAAAACAATTAAAAACCTCATGGTTTTAGCAGCAATTGAGCAAGTTTACACAGGAATTCAGGATGACCTGAATTATCCCGATGCGGCCGAGGTTCTCAAGCAATTTACACTGTAAAAATGTCGTTTTCATCACTCAAACCGAGCCGGAGAGCGTATTTTTTTGGGCAATGAGTACTTTAGTGTCAAAAAAACGAAAAAACGCTCCTAGAGCGTCCTGGTGCGTTGTTTTTTTGCAACAAATTCAAAATAATGCTTGACTTTTCCTGTAGACCTGTTAGAATAGAGTCTTAGAAATAGAGAATTTATATGTATTCGCCCCTAGAAGTTTTTTTGTTCCGCTTAGTTGCATTTTTTGCGGTTATTGTGCTTATTCTTGACCTTTTTTACTGGAATCCTTAATGTCCGCTATGTCTAATCTTGCCTTTTCCATTGAGGAAATGTTGGCTGCTGGTTTTACTCCGTTAGAAACAAAAAAAGCGGTTTCATTGGATTTAGGAGTTGATATTCCTTTGTCAATGGTTCACGAATTCATTCGGAATCTTAAAAATGATTACATTAAATCGTAAACCTCGGTCAGACCGAAACCATGTGCTATACAAGGTGACTTGTGTAGACACCGGTGATTCTTACATTGGCTTGACTGTTGCAAAAGGTCATGCTTATGTGCGGGCTGTAAAAGTTCGCTGGCAAAAACATATCAGCCGAGCAAAATGTGAAAATAAAAATTGGGCTCTATGTGAAGCCTTAAGAAATTTAAATTCCTCTATGTGGCAATATGAGGTTATTGAAATTGTGCGTGGTAGAAAGCCAGCACATCAACGTGAACGAGTACTTATTGCAAGTATGCAACCAACCCTTAATACTTTTTAAAATGAATAAAAAACTTGTAGCATTAGATGACATTGCTGTTATTGTTGTTAGAAAAAAACCAAAAGTTAAATATGCATATTTAAAATATGGTGCTCGGAAAACTAAATTATTTTCGGGTGTAGGTTTTGATGACACCATTGATAAAAATGATGATATTCTAAATGAATTGGATATTAATATGAGATTCACTCAAGAATCTGGTAATTTTGATTTGGATAAATTATCATGGTAAGTTTTGAATTGAGGTGGCTTATCAAGAGTCCTGGTTCGCATGACCCGGGGCCTGTAGGATATGTTGCAATGAAACCGATATTACAATACCGCACCAAAGTAGTTCAATATGATTATAGTTCATATGAATCTAATCATATTGGTTCCGTAACAGGTTTAAAAGAAACAGCCACTGTGTGGCAAAATGTTCCTACAGTTATTGAGTAATAATTATGATGCTATTAAATATTGATTTTAAAATCCATAATCCTTGGGCTGGAAAATTTAAAAATTTATGGAGTCGCGGTTACGGAACTCCATTTAAAAATAAATTTATTGAATTAGAACTACATAAATATTCATATCTTATAGGATTTCATTTTTATTGGTATGTGCAAACCGATCACCCAGGTGTAGACTGTGAGTTTTCTTTATTTGGATATACCTTACATTTTAAATTTTATGACTCTCGCCATAAGTCAGATTTTGATTTTTGATTAGGAATATATCCCATGACTATAACTAAAGTAACCGATCAAAACAATGAAATGTATCGTCAATTATTAGTTAATAATTTAGATAAGCGTCATGAGGCTTTGCGTATTGAAGAAATAAGAGTCCGAGAAGACATTAAAACAAATCAAGCAAAACGAATGGAATTGAACCGACAATTAGGGCGCCCTGGACAAAATGTAGATGTATCGGTATAATTAAATGTATGAGATATTCTTAGATTTTCTTTGGATAGTATTTCCAGCAACTTTAATATTAATTGGGTTAATTATTTCTTTTATTCTAGGTTTATTCTTTGTAACTTTAGTATCCAATGATGAAAAATGAATGAACAAGATTTAATATACCGATTGAGAAAAAGAGCAGAAATACGGCGACAAATACCAGGCCGTAAAAGTGTTCAGGAAGGTACAACCGATAGAATTGCAGATTTATTGGATGAAGCCTCGGTAGAAATTGAAAAACTGCGAGAAAAATGCCGAGTTTTAGAAATAACTTTAGACTATGATAAATGGATTTAATTTTAAAAAGCTTGACAGACTCTGAGATTTGTGTTATAATGATGTTGTTTTAAACTTTAATGGATTAGTTATGGAAAATAAATTTACAGTTACACTTATAGAAGACCCAGAAACCAAAGACTTAATTATGCCATTCCCAGAAGGAATGTGTGATGAATTAGGATGGGAAATAGGTGACTCTCTTAATTGGACGCAATTGCCTGATGGTTCACTTTCTTTAACTAAAATAGATACCGAATGGGTATTAGTTGATTGTGTTTCAACATATCGTATGCGTTACATGGTACAAGTTCCAAAAGGCAAAAGTGAATGGGCATTAGATACGGTAACAATGGAAGAAGCCAAAGAGTTTAGCCAAGAACATATTGGTGAGCAGATTATTAGCCATCGTGTAGTAAGCAAAAAATACGCCCTGGAGCTTTCGGATATTGATAATGATTATACAGTAGCATGGAATGAGGAAACTAAAATGAAAAACTTCTTCACTACATTAGAAGACCAGAATGGAAATGATTACAGTGACATGGAATGATTAAGAATAAAACACCTATAGATATAGATATTGATGAAGATTTATTGTTTCAGATTATGCTATTAGCGCATGAACGAGATATAACATTAAATCAAATGGTAAATTTTATTTTATCGGAATCATATTCGGAACCTATTATTAATGATTCACAATTAACATTAGAATTTTAAGTAGAAAATAATTATGGCTCATCACGCATATTACTGGAGTTGCAGTCCATTCGCAGACTGGATTCGCGGTACTAAAAAACTTAGTTCCGGAACAACCGAAGAATGGGATGAGTGGACAACTGCGGCTCAAATAAAACATAACTTCCGCTACTGGTTGGCTGAAGAGGCACTTGGCCATATCCAAGATTTTGTAACATGGCCTGTAAGGAAAATTTATGATATCAAGTACTACATTAACAACCGTTGGATTACTCGGACTAATAGTCTTACCGCTCATCCCCGGGATATTAAGCCGGGTCAATGGCAGGATTTGGGGAACCGCTTTTTGCCTTGCCTATTCAATCAGCTGGTTGATTTTGTTGAGGTAGAAACTGCATGGAGCCACATTGCTTGGGGTGACAAAGAAGCCCGTGCAAAATATAATCCACCTTTTTATGCATCAGGATGGTTTCGTTGGAGAACATGGCGTTGCCCCCAAGCTGGGCTAGACCATCTTGATTGGGCCATGACACTTACAAATGTAGAATGGTTAGACGAAGATAAAAAAGGTGAAGCCGAACCAACTAGTCAGGCAATTTCAGCAAAAGAAATTAAAGAACTTTATATATGGTGGACTACAGTATATCAGAATCGCCCAGAGCCTATGGATGCAAGTGGTTGGAGTGAACACTGTGATGCCATGCGAGTGAAATATCCCGACAGTTTGTTTTCATCTTTAAATGGTAGAGATTCAGATGATAAACAATCTAGTGATAAAGCACATAAACTGCTGCAAGAAATTGAAGCCGCCTACGAAAAAGAAGATGAAGAAATGATGATTCGGATAATTAAGATTAGAAATAGTTTGTGGACTTGATATATGCAAAAAATAGTAATAAACAATTGTCATGGTGGTTTTGGGCTTTCTAAAGAGGCTTTGAAATTATATAAAGACCGAGTGGGCATTAAATCTATAGATTTTTGGGATAGGTCTATACCTAGAGATAGTAAAACTCTAGTGCAAATCGTTGAAGAGTTAGGACAAAAAGCTGATGGTATGTATTCAGAATTAGGAATCGTTGAAGTGCCCGATGAAGTTGAATGGCAAATTGATGAGTATGATGGTGCAGAATGGGTAGCAGAGAAACATAGAACTTGGAGAGTAACTTATGAATATGAAAGTTAAAGCAATTGCAATAACATTTGGATTAATTGTATTAGGTATAATTTCTGCATTTGTCGGGCATTGGTTGATAATTGAATATGGACCAATCAACCCAATGTTTATTTTTTATGCTTTTGTTGCGGGTGCTTTATTGATGTTGGTGAGTTTAGTATATGATGCGGTATTGTTGAAATTAATAACCAATGAATATGGTGATGAATTGGAAAAAAATAAATGAAGTCTACTTTAGAATTTAATTTACCAAATGATAGTTATTATTTTAATTGTGCCGTGAATTCTACCAAAGCGTTTAGTGTACTAGATGATGTTTATAATCAAATTCGGTCAGTGCGAAAATATGATGTTGATCCACAAAAGGCAATAGATAATATTGAAAGTATTATGATTGATATACTGGCACTAAAAGATGACTGGGTATAAATCAGAAATGGATGGGTATGATGGTATCATATTCTTACCTAATGATAATCCAAGAATACCAAAATCTGATATTAAATTTATAAAATATAAAGAAGATTTTGGTTCACCAGTTGAAGAAAATACAAATGGTTCAAAATATCATGTAGCATTTTTTCAAAGAGGTGATGATGGAGAATTTGTTTTTGCTGGAACTTTTGAAAGTATTTTTTCAGACCCCATTGTCTATGTCAAAGGATTAAATGGTTCAAATGTTTATGGCACTATTGTTAGAAAACACGAAAAGACAAGTGTGTGGTTTAAAGAATATGTAAAAGATTTAATAAAATCATTAGTGGAACTAAAAGAGATTTAAAGGAAATTTATAATGGAAAATAATATATTGATGGTTGATGAAGTTGGTCAAGAATGGCTAAAAGGAATTTTACGGGAAGGACTTGTAACTATTTCTTTTATTAAAAAAGATGGCACAATCCGAGATATGGTATGCACTTTAAAAGAATCTCTTATACCAGAAGAGCATACGCCAAAGGGCACAGAGAGAAAGAAACCAACAGAATCGTTAGCCGTATTTGATACGGAAGAAGAAGGATGGAGATCCTTTCGTTGGGATTCAGTTAAAACTATTTCCGCTGAACTATAGAGAACAAGAGATAAAATGAATGCCGCTTAGGAATACCAATTTTCGGTTCATTGCTAAAAATCTTGATGTGAGTAAAATACTTAAACAAGTATTGGATAATCCACAAGACTGGAAAGCAGTCAACACATTTAAGAATACTCTAGGAGATAAAGATCCTTATGGATTTCTTCCTCTTGTGATGGGTGTCGTGCGTGATGCTAATGACAACATTAAAAATTCAGAGTTACAGCGAAGAACGGTTCTCTATGATAAGTATACAGAAATACATAAATTTTGGAAATTGAATGGTATAAAGAAAACTGGTAGGGCTGCTTTTTTTAAATTGCCTGTCGGTGCTGCTGTTGGGAAACACATTGATGATGGTACGTATTATTTAAAGAAGGACCGCTATCATTTGTCACTTCAAGGAAAATATAGGTATGAATGTAATGGCGAGGAACATATCATTGAACCCGGAACATTCTTTTGGTTCAGTAACAAACTGGAACA